GAACTCTTCCTTTTTGCTTTGGGTCTTTATTATTTACAACAAGTCCTATATAAATATTATTTAAAGATGTAGTCATTTATATTATGTAGCTGGAAGTCTTTGTTGATTAGGATTTATGCTATCCGTTAATCCCTCATCTTCATCTGGCTTTGCACTATTAATATTTTTATTAGATTTAAATGGATTTATAGAATTTAAAAAATCACCAGCACCAGCTAAATCTTTTGGTAAATCAGTTTGTAATCCTTTGAATTCTTTAGTTAATATTTTGAAGTTTTGTTTTAAATTAGCTCCTATATCATATGGATCTTTTGGATTTCCTAAAACATCTTCTGTTCCACCATTGTAATAATTAGCATCCATCAAATCATTAACATCCGGTATACTAGAATCATCTGAATTGTATCTCTCCCAAATTGATTTAGCTTTACTCATCACATCACTTAGAGGAGTAACGCCAGAAGAATATTTAGAACCATATTTTTCAACTAAAGCTCCGACAATATCTCCTTGTAGAGCAGTATTTATATAAGATAATCCAAAATTAGCCAAATTATCAGATATAAATCCTTCGGGATCTTCCCCGATACTATTAAAATTATCTATATATTTTTTAACGTCTTCCGGAAGAAATGCTGCTAATGTAGTAAATGGATTTTGTATAAAATTAGAAGTAGTATTTACATAGGTTTGAATGGTATTTAAATAATTTAACCACGGACCACTTGCGTTAAATAAAGAAGTAAAGAAATTTATATCATCTAAAACGATTTGAACTGTATCTAGTATTAAACATAACAAATCTAAAGGGATGATTTGATTTATGAGATTTAAAAGAAATAATTTTATATTATTTATTATTATATTTATAGTGGCGTAAACTTTTCTTATTAGTTTAGTTAACTGTTTATAAAAATCATTTATTAAAGTGTTTAAAGTTCTAACTACACCATTTATTAAATTCATAACTCTTCTGATGGAACCAAAAGCACCAGTAGGCATTGATAAATAAGATCTAGTTCTTATAGTATTACAAAATTTTTCCAAGCTATTAACAGATCCGGGTGCTATTTTTTCCATAGCATTAGTAACTAAACTTGGAGTAAACCTATTAGGTCCAGTCATAGCGTTATTATCTCTCCTATCTCCATTAGCTTCGATGTTTCCAAATTGTCCAATACTATCAAAAGATCCTTTACTATACGCTGGAGTTTTTTTTAAAATTTCAGTTAATTGTGGTATATTTATCATTCTTTGAAAATCTTTTATAAAGATTTCATCCGCTACATATTTTTCACCATTAACTTGTACTGTCATTACATTATTATCAAATCCTTCAGTTAAAAAATGTAAAAGAAGAAGATATTTTAATCTATTTAAATCAGTAAATTGATGCTTTATTCTAGCTAATTCTCCACCTAAAATGTAAGGTAAAAGATTTAAATTTGTTTTTGATTCTAATGATCTAATTTCTTTTTTTAATTCATTTAATTCTTCTTTTGATTGTATTACTTTAGAAGAAGGTGGTTCGACGCGAGATTTTTTAACTTTAGGTAAACCTGTTTCTTTAATGTCTTTCCCTACTGACTTAGGAGTAGTTTCTTTTTTTGTATTTTTAGCCGAAACTTTTTGAATTGCCATATATAAAAACTTATCAAAATGTTCTATTTTTTCATTCTTTTGTTGATTTAAATAGTTTTATATAATATAATTTTATATAAACAAATATGAAATATCCATTAATTGGAATATCGGGAGCAGCCAGATCAGGAAAAGATACTTTATGCAGAGCTTTAATTAGATTTTTTAAAACTAAAGAAATAAACTCTCGAAGAGTTTCTATAGCTGGAGATATAATTAAAAATGATTTAAAAAATTTAATATTCAAAAAGATAGGATTAGATACATTTACTGAACATACAAATGATAAAAAAATACTAAGACCGCTTCTAGTGGAGTATGGAAAACTAATGAGAACGAGTAGTGAAGGAAGATATTTTATAGATAAATTTCAAGAAAAAGATAATATAATAACTATTATACCAGATATAAGATATGCAGAATTTAAAAATGATGAATTAGATTGGATTAAAAACGAGAATAATGGATTTTTAATTTTTATAAATCACGAATATATTAAAGATGCTAATATAACAGAAAAAGTTAACAATAAAATTATTAAAAAACAATCAGATTTTAAATTAAAATGGTCAACATTAAACGAAAAAAATCCAATAGATATGCAAAAAATAAATGATATAGCAGAAAAAATTGGAAGTTTATATCTTAATAATTACCATTTACCAATCGGACAAACCGATGCCTTTAAATAAGTTTTTATAGCCATGTTACAACCACATTTTGAACATTTCTGAGAATCTTTTATAAAGAACTCACAAGAATTACATATATTTTTTCTACTTTCTATTTCAGAATTTTCAGATGTAATGGGATTACCTTCAGAAAAGCTTTTTACGTTTTTTATAAGATCTGATCCTAAATTTTTTGCCATCTGAAATGGAGAAGGTAACCTCTTATTAGAGGATTCTAATGTTCTAATTTTATTTTGCTGTATCATTTTTCTAAGATTATTTTTATCCATATTAATATATTTAAACTAATAGTTTTTATCTTCAATATCCCAAAGCTTAGAAAAAGTATCAATTTTATTTGCTACCACTTCTGTTTTATAATCATTTTTTGTAAAAAGATGAGTTACAGAAGTTATTAACCATTGACCCAAAAACCTATCATTAAATGGATTTAAATCTCCAGAATTTATACTATCAACAAATATAAACTTTCCGGGTGTTCGGCACGTTAATCCTTTTTGCTGAAAAGACAACGTTTGATTTAAAAATAAAAAATCTCTAATCATTTGAATTGATGGTACATTTTCATCTATATAAGGATCAGCTGAAAATTTATTATTAATCATTAACCCGCTTGATTTTGTTTTATTTATATTTGTTAATATATGAGGTTTATTATTAACATTTTGAGGTGTAAAATTATATAAAGTTGCTTTTGACATTTCTTCAATTTTTTTTATGGTATTTTGTATTGAATTTGGTTCAAAAACTATATTAAATTGTCCATTTATAGTATCAAAATAATGTAATGGAGAATTTATCATTCTACTAGTATCGTCTACTGGAGCCATAGGAGAAAATTTATAATTTGAAATTCTAGAATATCCAGATATTAAATTATTTCCTTCTTCTTCATCTTTATTTTCATCTAAATACGCTCTAGGTACATATGGTAATATATTGTCGTTATTAGCAGAATTTTCATCCAATATAAGTCTTTCTATTTGTTTATTAGAATTTTCTAATATTTCAGTTAATGAAATTAATTCAAAATATTTATTTACACTACTTCTTCCAAATTCTAAAAATACAGGATCATTATTATCACCAACGCAACGTGAAAGTAAAAAATTTATATCATCGATTACGTTAAATTGCGCAGGAGAAACATAAAATTTATTTACTGCATCTTTTGGTCCTAGATTCCAATTATAAATATCTCCAAGTTTTATATTAGGTTTATCTATACTTGATTCTTCAGTAAACCCTACCGTTATTGATTTTTCATTATTCTGAGAAGCAAACTTTATTAATTCAAATAATGCAACATTTGCACTTAAATTTCGAAGGGACTCATCTCTTTCTATATCTTCTCTTTTTATTGTGGTTCCTTCCATGTTTAAAGCGGCATACGTAGTAGACCATTCTATATTTTTTTCTAAAAATATTTGATATCTCTCATCTACAAAATAATATCTTTTTAATTTATTTTGCATATTATCGGAAGGGAGATCTTCTACATCATATATAACTAAATCATAAGACATTTCCCATTTTAATTTATCTTTAAATTCATCATCATTTTCATCTACTGGTATTATTCTTATGTGAATTTTATTTCTACCATCATTTCTATCTATATATAGATGTTTTGTTTTTTTATTATTATTATTTAAAAAATCTCTTTGTGTTATTTCAAACGTATTATTTAAGACGATATTTCCAGTAACCCACCAATTAATTAATGTTTCGTTTATAGTTAAAGAATCAACTATAAAAGCTGGAATTGGAACTGGATCCTCTATTAAATTATAAAAATATATTTCAATAATATATTTTTCATTATTTATTTGATGTGCAAAAAAACTTTTGTCTAATTTTTTCTTATCAGCCATATTAACAATTTCTAGAAGAACTATTTATTAACATATCTATATGCAATTGATTAAATGAAAAAGTAGCGTTACACGTAATCTCGTTTCCTTCTTGATTTGAAAAAATAATTTCACTTAAAGATGTAGGGAAAACATCTTTATAATTAAAACTTATTATTTTATTATTATATTCATCCAATCCAAATATAGA